AGGTTTACTTCACACCATTTCAGAGACGGTTTGCTTATTACCTGGGACACCTTCTCCGCCAGCCCTTCGAGGGGGAATTTGAGAAATTCCGTCCTTTTAGGGGGTTAATTCATGAAAAAAGATCTACGTCAAGTGTTGCACAAAAAGCGCGTTTCCACCATGGTCAATATGAGGTTCGACCCCAGATTGGTCCTTTGGTGGAAGGGGAGGAGGAAGTTCGGAATTTGGAGAAAGTTGCAGAATCGGCGAAGCTTTCCATTGGGTTAGACCCTGAAAAGACTGTGCTCGTGGTTAGACCTCCTGACCATAAGATCATGGTCGGATTTAGGTCTTCAACTACATATGAGGCCAACGATTCCCGCGTGACTTCCTTTCCATTCCGATGGGTTGAGATCAGGCCAATCTTGCCTAAGCCGGGTACCATTGAGTTAAACCCGGGGCCTTATGGGTCACGCTATGTCAAGATGGATGAGGTCCTCCGTTTTAAAGGAGACCTCTATTTCCACTGGTGTGACTATGCGACTATCACGGATCTCTGGTGCAAAAGTTCTGAGCACCCTTGTGATGTCTGTATAAGGCTACACCGCGATATGAACCACGAGGGTAGGTCAGATGATCGTTTGACCCCTTATGACCCTCGGTCGCGGTGTGTAGGCTAGATTTGTTGGACCTGAGCATTTCCTTAAACTGCTTATGGGGTTGATGAGGTGAAATGCCCAAAACGGTGGTTCGGAGATTCCGATGCCTTAATACTTCCGTGCTAAACAAAATGCCGAGAGACTGCACGGCGCAGCCCCTGACAGGATACATCGCACCTTAATTGGTCTGGTGGATGCTTACCTTAATTGGTTGGCACATAACGAAAGTCAGGCGAGTAGTAGAGGTTGAGGTCGGTATAGAGATATGTTAGTTAGAGGGGTGTACCGTTCTTGACGGGATGCCTCTTAGTAACTTCACTGGCCAGATGCCAGGTTCTCACCGATCCTCGTAATCCCATCCTACTCTACGGTCCTCATCGATGTACAGTCCTTCTATTGAACGAGAAGGATCCCATGTTGCGTTCAAGATCTCAAGCCCGAAAGGGCAATCAGTCAAACGGTAAGGGTTCTTCGACCCCTGTCCGTGCCCCTGTGGCGGCTGCTTCTGTGCGCCGAATGGCCAAGCCAAACATCCGGAATTCCGGTGCTGCGGCTGGTGATATTCGCGTTGTGCACAG